ACCAATAGAGGACATCAAAATGCAAATCGCCATCATCACCGCCACCAATGAGCAAGTCGAAATCATCGCCGTCAACGGCGGCTGGACCACGACCCGTGCCATCGGCAACACGAAGCACATCAAGATGCGCAACGGCGCACTGAGCGGTCACACGACCGTGGACGCGCCCATCACCCGCTCCTACATCGTGGAAGCTGAAGCCAAAGCAGCGGCCAAGCCCGCCGTCAGCGCGGAAGCCGTGCAGGAAGGGCGCAAGAACGGCGTCGTCTTCGCTGGCTACCTGCCCCAATACGAGGCGTACAAGGCGCTGACCACCGAGGGCGCGACCAAGCGCTCGATCGACAAGGGCGACGCGGTGGCGCTGCGGCTGCGCCCGCTGACCCTGACGACCGTTTATGCGGCTGTGTCCAACACCACTGGCACGTCGATCGCCGATCTGCTTGAGCGCTTCAGCCATCTCAACCCCGGCATGCAGCGCATGAATCTGGGCAACATGATGCGCCGCGCACTGCGCGAAGCCGCCGCCGCGACCGCTTGAATCCCCGGGGCTTCGGCCCCGTCCCCCCGCCGTTCCACAACCACCAAAGGAGAATGAGAGCATGACTAGACAAATCGAAACACGAATCCGACTGCACGAGGGCACGTTCAAGGGCGAAATCCTGGCCGACGGCATGCGCGCCTACTTCGACGCCACGGTCCGGGGCCAGCGGCTCGATGCGACGTTCGAGAAGCATGAGCGGTCTGCGAAAGACCTCGACCAGTGGGCGCTGTTCCAGTTGCTGCAGCGCTGGATCGAAATCAATCTGGCCGGGTGAACGCCATGGCCGAACTCATTCGACGAGGACCGGGCTGCTGCATGGTCAACGGGCGCTTGGCGGGTATGCGGGTATCTTCGGTCCAACCGGGCATCGAGAGCGCCCCGGAGACCCCACGGGAGCCCCGGGCGACCCCACCGCGAGTCGAGGCTGCCCCGGACCGGGCACGCCAACTGGTGCAGGAGTGCGACGGGCGGGCGGCACGGGTGGCGCTGTGCAAGCGCTGGAAAATCAACCCGGCGATTCTGGACGCGCCCAACGCGGGAGTGGCCACGATGCGGATGCTGAACGCACTGCGAAAGGCGGGTGCGCGATGATCGAAACGCTGCAGGACGTCGAAGCCCGGATGGTCCGAATTCGGGAGAAGAACGAGCACTTCCGCGAGTACGCCGACGGCTCGTGGGAGATGGCGCTCGAGTTGGATGGCTACTGGGCGCTGCATACCATCGCCAACGAGATGCGGAGGGCCACGGGAGCGGCTCGAGAGGGTCCGGGCTATACTAGTACCGATCCTATACCCACGGACGCGACGGAAGGCCACGGAGACACCTCTCCGGGGTATCCGGAGCCATGAGGCTCCCTGAGCAGCGGCTCAACGACTGGATCGCGAAATGGCTTGCTGGGCGGGCGCTCGTGGAACGAGTCGAGAACCGGGTGAAGCGGGACACGCCCGACATCTTCGTGGCCACACCCGAGTGGGCCGGGTGGATCGAGTCGAAGGTGCTCCCCGCGTTCCCGAAACGCCCGACCACCGCCGTGCGACTGGAGCACTGGACTACCGGGCAACGCTACTTCATGCAGCGGCTGCGCCCGACCGCCGCTAAGGGCTGGCTGGTGTGCCGGGTGGCCGACGAGGTCTTCGTGTTCAACGGCGCGAAGCTGGCGACTCACGGGCAGGACTGGACCGAATCGGACTGGCGGGCGATGGCCGTCGTGGTGCAGGTGCGAAACGATCACGGCGGGGTGCTGCTTGCGGCACTGGGCGCGGTGTGTTAGAATCCGGCTACGTCGTGCAATGCGACGTGCAGCCATCGCGCTGCGGAACCGGCAAATGCCCCGTTCCACTGTTCCACCAAGATGGAACGCCCAATGGAACGCCTCTCCCATTCGAAAAAAGACCCTCTGTTCCATCGTTCCATGCGTACGCGGGGAAAAAGCCCGTGTTTTAAAACCTGGATATGGGGGGATTATCGATGGAACAGTGGAACAAAACGCTCCGTTCGAATGGAGAAGCCGTTCCACAAGCCGTTCCACTTCGATGGAACAGTGGAACAAGCTCGAAGCACTTCAGACGGTGATCACTGCTGCTGCTCCACTTAGGGTTGTTCGGGGTTGTCTCACGTGCGCGCGTAAATCCGGATTGACACGGAGCTCTTGTAGCCCCATAGCTTTTGACTATCGGTGGTGTCTCTTCGATAGCTTCCGACTTCATAGCCTACGACTATCGGCGGTGTCTCTTCGATAGCTTCTTTCCGCAGCCAAATGCCGACAAATCCGCCTATTGCGTGCCTCTCGCGGCCTGTGTTTTAATTCGCTTCATGTGGATGACCGACGAAAAGCTGCTCAAAGACCGTGGTATCGCGACCGTCACGGAGTACGAAATCCGTGCTCATGTGTCGATCAAAATGCTGTTGGACGCAATACGCCGGGACCGCGTGCGTCACCCGGTGAACTCGGTCTCTTTCTCCCCGGAGGCTCTTAGCTGCAACCTGCCCGACGTCGAGGCACGTGGCGATCTGCAGTTGCACGAGGAGACGAAAGCCTACAAAATGCTGGTCTTCATCGCCGAATTCCGGGACGGACCCGATACCGCGAAATTCAGCATGCGGCACGCTTACACGACGGCGGGTATCGCACGGCAGACGATTTCGGACTGGCGCTCCTGCCACAAGCTGTTCGACGGCATCGTGGACGCGATCCAAGAGGAGATGATCGACACGATGCGGGCCGAGGCCTACCGCCGGTCCGTGGTGGGCGTGGACGAGCCGTTGGTGCACCAAGGCCTTAAGACGGGCGAAACGGTGAAAAAGTACAGCGATTCGCTCCTGCAGTTCACGCTGTCGGGCTACGACTCGAAATTCCGCTCGAAGGACGTGAACATGAACGTTTCGGGCTCGTTGGACTCGACCATCAACATCGAAAGTGTCCGTGATCGCCTCGCCCAGCGTCTCCAGCAAAAATCGCTCAAAGAAGAGTAGAGCGCTGGCGCTGGACCCGGCGAACTGGAATGAGTTCGTGTCGGAGTTGTCCGACCGGGAAGCACTCGAGCTGTACTACGACTGGCCGACGTTTGCCCGGGAAAACCAGCTCATCCCACCCGGCGAGGCCTGGACCTACTGGCTGATCCTTGCGGGCCGGGGCTGGGGCAAGACCCGGTGCGGTGCGGAGTTTGTTCGCTACCACGTCGAGAACAAACTGGCGGGGCGCATTGCGCTGATCGCCGAAGACGCGGGCGACGCGCGGGACGTCATGATCGAGGGCGAATCGGGGATCCTCGCGATTTCGCACCCCCGCTGTAAGCCGACCTACTCGCCATCGAAACGCCGGGTTGAGTGGCCCAACGGCGCGATCGCGACGATCTACTCGGACAACGACCCGGAGACGTTGCGCGGACCCCAGCACGATTTGGCGTGGGTGGACGAACTGGCGAAATTCCGAAATGCCGAGACTATGTGGTCCAACCTCATGTTTGGGCTGCGACTGGGCCAGCGGCCCCGGGTTTGCGTCACGACCACGCCCAAGCCGATCCCCATCGTGCGGCGACTCATGGACGACGAGCGCACCTGCCTGACCACGGGCACGACGCACGAGAACTTCTACAACCTTGCCCCAACGTTTCGCAACGAAATCATCAGCCAGTACGAGGGCACGCGGATCGGGCGGCAGGAGCTGTACGCCGAGGTGATCGACCCGGAAGACTACGGCATCGTGAAACGCCAGTGGTTCAAAATCTGGGACGCCGACAAGGCGCTGCCCGACTTCTTGTACGTGCTCCAGTCCTACGACTGCGCGTACACCGAAAAGACAATCAACGACCCGACCGCGTGCAGCGTCTGGGGCGTGTTCCGGCCCAACGCGGACGCCAAGATGTCGGTAATGCTGATCGACTGCTGGGAGGACCACCTCGCCTACCCGGACCTTAAGCCCCGAATCGTGGACGAATATGCCGCGATCTACGGCGAACCGGGCAAGAAGGTGGACCTAGTGCTCGTCGAGGACAAGGCGTCGGGGATCAGCATACTGCAAGACCTGCAGCGGGCGGGCATTCCGTGCCGCGCCTACAACCCGGGGCGTGCCGATAAGGTCCAGCGGCTGCACCTAGTGGCCAACATCATCGCCCATGGCCTCGTCTACGTCCCCGAATCCACGCTGCACCGGGGCCACCCGCGCGACTGGGCCGAACTGCTGGTGAGCCAGATCTGCTCGTTCCCCGAAGCCGAGAGGGACGACCTGACCGACACGACGTCGCAAGCGCTGCGACTGCTGCGCGACATGGGCTTCCTGCTGGTGGACCCAGTCGCACCCGACACCGACTACGTGGACGAAGAGTACCGCACCCAACGGGAGAACCCTTATGCCCAATGACAACGAATCGTTCTTTGACCCCGTCGACCTGGCCATGTTCGCCGGTCCCCGTGCATCTGTGCCGCTCATGTCGCTGCTCTACTCGAAAGAGGCAAACGCGGGCACGGACTACGAGCGTTTTGCTCAGCAACGGGCGTACGAAATAGCGATGGCTGAGCGCCAGCGGAATGCACAAATACAGCGCGCGATCGAAATGCGCCGCCAGCAGGAACTGGACGCACGCATACCGCCCGAGGTCCAGCGTTTCTACATCAACTCGCGCTACGACCCGACCACTGCCACGCGCCGCGTGGACTATGAAACACCGCCGGTCCGTAACTTTGGATCACCCGGTAGCGAAATGCGAGCCGCACCCCGAAGATTCCAGAAGGGCGGCAGCGCTCGAAAGACGCTACAGCAGATGATGGACGAGCTGCTAGTGCGCGGGGCCAAAACGGCGACGAAAGACACGCCCGATATCGGACGACGAGCACTGTTCGGGCTGCGCCCCCAGCTCGATTTGCCGCTGGCCAAGCTCCACCCGGACATCGAGAAGGCAACCGAGTCGCGAATTACCAAGGCGCTAAAAGGCGCACCGCAGGTAACGGAGAAATCGGTAGAGGTCAACCCGGCCAAGGGCTCAATCAAGTCAACGCTGCAGTCAGTGGTCAACACTCCGCTGAGCCGACGCACGGTGCTTTCCGCTACCGCCGGTCAGGCGCTGCGGAACCTGATCCCCGGGCTGGATGACCTCGCGCCGGGAGTGGGTGATGTAGCGAAAGTTGCTAATACGGTGGTTAAAGCGGCTGCACCCGCCGCGATAGATTCGATGATCCCGGCACTCATGGCTAGAGCTGTAAAAATGGGGCTTGATGAGAGCGAGGCTGTGAACTTTGTTCGACAAAACTTGCCCGTCGGGGTGAAGGGCGCCGATAATT